TCATCAAGACCAACGTACAAGATGGTCTGAAGTATTTTGAGCGTGATGGTGACTCCTTCGGCATGGACGAAGACTTTGACACCGAAAACGCCAAGTACAAGGCTCGTAGTCGCTTCAGCTTCGGCTGGACTGATCCTCGTGCCATCTATGGCTCACCGGGCGCCTAAAGCCCAGGATTTTAGAGATTTGTAAAATCTTCGAGCGGGTGAGATGCCCGCTCTTTCTCGGGTGTTTCTTTGCACTAACTGCCCCGACAGACGATATACCGATAGTGCAATGTGTCGTATATGACTAAAGGAATTTATTATGGCTCGTACAACTTTTGACGGTCCTATCCGTATTCGCCGGGGTGCTGTTGTAACCCAGGCAACTTCACGTTCTACTGGTGTTACTATTAATGCTCCAGCGGGACAAATTACAATGAACGCTGCTTCTCTTGCCGCTGGCGCTGAAGCTAAATTCACTGTTACCAATTCTTTTGTTACTGCTACTTCTGTTCCTGTTATTGCTCTTGCCAGCGGCCAAACTGCTGACACTTCAATTGTAACTGTAACGGCTGTTGCTGCGGGTTCTTTCCAAATTACTGTAACCAACCTGAACGCCGCCACCGCTGATACTGGTGCTGGTGTAATTAACTTCATTGTCTTCAACGGCTCTAACGCTGACGCAGGTTAAACATGGCAGCTTATCGTAGTACAGATGCAACTGCACCAGCGCACGGTGCTGTAGCTATTACTCCTAGTGATGCCACTACTTTTCCTGTTACTCGTGGCTTGTTTGTAGGCACTGCTGGTAACATCACTGTTCGTATGGCCGATGGTCAGGACGTACTCCAATTTACCAACGTACCTGTTGGTGTGATTGCTCTTCAAGTCGATAAAGTATACGCCACAGGTACAGGCGCTTCTGGTATCATCGCTCTCTATTAAAGGAATAACAAATGGCAACTTATCAAAAAGCTCAGGATTATGCTGAGCAAGTAAACAAGGGAGTCCACATTTGGGGTTCCCATACTTTCAAGGCTGCGTTTAGCAACACCACACCTAACCTGGGTACAATGACGGTTCTTGCTGACATTACTCAGATTTCAACTGGTGGTGGTTATACTGGTGGTGCTGGTGGTGGTCTAACCCTAGATACCGTCACTCTTACCGAAACTGCTGGTACAGCAAAGGTAACGATTGCTGATGAGGTGTTCACTGCTTCTGGTGCTGTAGGTCCTTTCCGTTATGTTTGGATTTATAACGATAGCGCTACTAGCCCCGCTGATGCTCTTGTCTGTGTCTATGACTATGGCTCAAGCATCACTATGGCTAACGGTGAAACATTTACTATTGACTTTGACGCTACTAACGGTCTCTGGACTTTTGTTTAAGGATATATCATGGAATTCAACGAAAACACTCTAAAAGCCCGTTACGACGAACTTTGCGCCAAGCGTGATGCTGTTTATGCTGAACAAGCTTCTCTAGAAGCACAGCTAGACGTTCTAAATGCGGAAGCTGATGCTGCCCGAATTAAGGCTGCGGCTGTAGCTGCTGAAATCGATAAGATTTTCGTAGCTAACAACTGGCTTGCTCTAAAGAAAGAAATTGCTCTTATTGCTAAAACTCTTTCTAAGCCAAATGGTCCTCTAGCCTCTTAAGGAGGCGGTGTGGCTAATTATCGCCTTCGGATTGGTGCTTTAACTGGCTACCCCCTTACAGCCGGGGCGGGTAACTACGCCCTGTCGGGACAAACCGCAGGACTTACTTACACTAGTGCCCCCAGTGCGGAGCCCTATGCATGGTACCCTGCCCTTGATCTAAGCACCATTCCTTTTCATGCTGGTTCTGGGGTGTGGGGACCCCAACGTGTTGTTACAGCCCCAACGGCCCCACAAGGGCCTTTTACAGATGTAACAGTAACTACTGGTGCAGAACTCCAAGCACAGATCTATACCCCAAATCGTCGTATTACTGTTAACGGAAACTTAACAACTAACTTAGTTTTTAACGCCGGAAACATTACAGACGTAGATATTATCATTCCTCCTGGAAGTAGTTTACGGGCTCCGTATTTCGGAAACTTTTCAGTTTCCCGAACAATCACTCGACTGCGATTACGTGGTCCTACTATTGGAGCTTATAGTGGTGGTCAAATTCATCAAATGGATTGGGCAGACGTAACTACTGGTTCTGATTTTATTGTTGATGGTTTAGCATTAAGTGGTGACGTAGCTACACCAGCATTTAACCGTGCTCCTGTTAGTCGTATTGCTCTTGTCAACTGCATTCTTTCTAGTGGTTGTTATGGAGCAAATACTACAGGTACTGACATGGTAATGGCTGGTTGTACCATCCTTACTGGACAGAACTTAGCTCTTCAAGGCACTGGTGACGAAGAAGCATATGGCTGGCGTATGAACCGTGAGTGCCAGGGTTATCAGATTATGTATAATTGTGATGATCGAAGCACTCCTACTCGTACAACTAGTTCTCATGCCCGTGTCCGTTGTCATCCAAACCCAGGATTAGATTATGTTTATATTGACCATAATCGATTTGTAGATCGTGTAGAAAACTGGTTATTTATTTGTGATGCTGCTTTTGGTAGTGGTACAGGTATTGCTCGGGGTGTTTGGTATCAAAACAATGAATGTATTACTGATGGTACTGGCGTACAAAATACTCCAAAACTATATGGTGGTGATACTCAGTATGCATACTGTCAAAACAATACCTTTAAGAGTACTGGTTTCTTAAGTGATGCTAACATCGGTTTAACGGGAACAGTAAACGGCTCTTCTGGAAAATCTGGTAATACGTACCAAGGATTAATTGCTGATCCTTCATGGTATCCCCCAGGTGATCCTGCAACTATTGACTGGACTCCATAATGGCTACCATTGCACGTTCTCAGTTTATTACTTCTAGTAACGGTTTTGGTACTACCCATGACCTGAACTTTGGTACTGCTGTATCTGCTGGCAATGCCATTATTATCCTATTACATGAGTATCATGATGTAACAGGTACTCCTACAGTTAACGGTGCCTCTGGCACTGTTATCGTTGACTATAACGTCGATCAAGCCAGTGGCAAACAATCAAGAGCATACAGTTTACCTAATGCTCCTAGTGGAGCTACTGGCTTTCGTTTTACTACTTCTAGTAGCCATAGTAATATTGCTGGATGGGTAGTTGAAGTAAACGGGGCAGCCACGTCATCAATGTTTGTGGCTGGTGGAAGTTTTCCTTCCGACTTCGGACCTACAGAATTAGATGCTGTTGCTACTGGAGCAAGTGCCGGAGATTTTGCTTTAGCATTCTTCTCCGATGTTCCATTAGCTAACATTACTTCTACAAGATCTGGTTTTACCCAATCAAGTGATTCTACTGGAACTCTTTTACTTCAACATAATTTAAACACTAGTGCAGGTTCAATTACTGCTGGCGCTACTTTAAGTAGCAGTGGCTTTTCTACTGACGGCTTTGTTGTTATCTATAATGCCGGTTCTACTGGATATACACTTACAGCAGACAGTGGTACATACAACCTCACAGGACGTGCAAGTAATACTTTATATACTCGCATTATGCCTGCGGCACAAGGTACATACAGCTTAACTGGAATTGATGCCCTTTTAGTTAAAAGTGGTAGTTATTCTTTTAATGCTGAGTTTGGTAGCTATACGTTAGTGGGAGCCAATGCTCTCGTAGACCTTTCTATGAACGCTGCACAAGGTAGTTATGCTTTAACAGGACAAGCAGCAACATTAACATTTGCTCCTCTTAGTAATCCATCATTAACAGCAGAATTTGGTAGCTATACATTAACAGGACGTGCTGCTAATACAAACTATGGGCGTCTTTTATCAGCGGAAGTTGGTGTTTATGCGCTTACTGGTAGACAAGCAGGTTTAATCTGGAGTGGTGCTCCAGTGTCCACAGGATATTCTAGTCAGAAGATGACATTCTCAGCTTTAACGATTAGTTTATAATATGGATTCACAAACTTTAATTTGGATTGTAAACGGCCTACTTGTAGTTTCGTCTACAGTTATTGGGTGGTTTGCTCGTCAACTTTGGGATGCTGTAAAAGAACTTAAAAATGACCTTGGTACTCTTCAAAAAGACCTTGGTCATTTAGAAGTAAAACTTGCCAAGGACTATGTTCCATATGATCGCCTACAAGATGCTCTTAAACCCATTATGGAATCTTTAATGGATATCAAGGACACTCTCAAAACAAAGAAAGACAAAGATGCGTAGAGGTTGGCGGGCGGTCTGTGATCGCTGTGGTTTTGAGTTCTATTCATTTGAACTCAAGAAAGAATGGCAAGGCCTTATGGTGTGCCATTCTTGTTGGGAACCACGGCATCCTCAAGATTTTGTTCGTGCTGTTAAAGACGAGCAAGCAGTTCCCTGGAGTCGTCCTGAAGCACCTGATACTTTTGTAGCGGTTTGTTATTTAGAAGGCTTGTCTTGTTATGCTGGCTTAGCCGTTGCTGGATGTGCAATTGCTGGAAATCAAACACACACAGCCCAATTCTTAGAAGAACTTAATGATGGACAAGGACCGTATGCATGACCACTTCTAACACAACAATTTTTGAACTTAGTCGAGACAATATTATTGCAGCGGCGATGCGTAAATGTGGGGTACTGGCTAAAGGAGCTTCTCCGGATGCTGAAGACCTCACAAATGGCACACAAGCATTAAATGCTCTTGTTTCATTGTTTCAAACAGAAGGAATGCCTCTTTGGAAACGTACCCAATATTCATTGGCTTTAGTGGATGGCACAAACACTTATACAATTGGTGTAGGTCAAGCAACCAACACAGCGTTTCCTCTAAAAATTCATTCAGCGGTAATTCGAGAAACATCTGGAAGTGCTCAAGATGTTATTCAATTGGACCGAACGGCCTTTAATCTTTTAAACACTTCATCTGAAGGAAAACCTGTACAATTTACTTACCAACCTTTAGTAAACTATGGTGTGGTAAAAGTATGGCCTACACCAGATACTTCTTATACAATGGAACTCACCTACACTAAACCTGTAGATGGGTATACGGCTGCTAGTGAAACACCTGACTTTCCTCAAGAATGGCAGAATGCTCTGATTTATGGCCTTGCTGCTCTTCTTGCTCCTGAGTATGGCGTGCCTCTTAATGACCGCAGTGTTTTAGAAAAACAAGCACAAAAATACTTAGATATGGCAAAGGATTTTAACTACGAAAACACTTCGGTATTCATGCAACCTAATCGAGATATGTAATGGCTTTCTCTCGTACTCCTGAACAATCAACCTATCAGACAAAACAAATTCGTCTGGTAAAAGAGTTTAATAGTCGAGGAACAAATGCTAACAAAGATGAGGATTACGTAAACTTTTATCCTGAACAAATTAAAAACCGCAACACAAAAGAGAATGAGCTTTATTTAGTAAAGCGTGATGGAAGCACTGAATTTATTGCTTCTGTAGCAAGTTCCAGTGTTCGCGGTTTATTTTTTTGGGAAAAACAAAATCAACTTTTTGTTGCTGTTTCCGATGACATTTATATTTACAATGCTACTACTGGTGCATTAACTACAACTCTATCTACGGCTTTTAGCACAACTACGGGTCATGTAGGTTTTACAGAATTTCTTTATGATGACGGCAGTGTTAAAGTTGTAGCTACTGATGGAACAACTTTACAAACAATTGATTCTGCTGGTACTCGTGTAGCAGGTGCAGACGTAGATATGCCTGTGCATCTGCCTTATCCTGTATTCTTAGATGGATATTTATTTATCCTTGCTGCTAACACAGCAGACCTTTACAACAGTGAGCTTAATGATCCTCTGGCCTATACTGCTGGTGATTTTATCACGGCAGAAATGCTACCTGACCAAGCCACTTGGGTATCTCGTATTAACAACTATTTAATTGTAGCTGGCAATCAATCCATTGAATATTTTTGGGATGCTGCTGTAGCAACAGGAAGTCCTCTACAACGTAACGACACCCCGATTAAACTATCCGGCCTTTTAGGTGGTATGGCTTCTATTGGTAATAAAGTGTTTCTTATTGGTAGCCACAATGAAAGTCAACCAGATGTATTTATGTTGGAAGACTTTAAAATGGTTCCTCTAGGTACAGAAGCTATTCGTCGGCATTTAGCCTCAATTACTGTATCTGGTGTTACAACTATTCAAGCATCCATTGTTTCTCGTGCAGGACACGATCTTTATGTGTTTAATACAGGCTCTGCTTGCTATGCATATGACATTGAATCAAAGTTGTGGAGTCGCTGGACTTGGCAAGCAAGCAGCAACTTTGCTTTAGAAAATTCTGTAAATGCCTTCACTGGTGGTGGATATAAAACTTTCTTCTCCCTTACAGGAAGTAGCGTTATTTACCGTTTTGATGCTTCTCTATATCAAGACAATGGTACTACTTTCCCTGCCTCAGTTGTTACAGACAATGAGGAGTTTAACACCTATAATCAAAAGGCAATGCATCGTCTAACTGTATGGGCAGATAAACCAACGTCGTCTGCTACAGGTACTTTACAATGGACAGACGATGATTATCAAAACTACAATACAGGGCAATCTATTGATTTGTATTCTGAACTTCCTTCCGCATATCGTCTAGGCCGTTTCCGCCGTAGAGCGTTCAAATGGACTTTCACACAAAATCAACCACATCGCCTAAAAGGTTTTGAAGTGGATATTAATTTAGGAAATCACTAATGGCTGATACTACCTTTGTAAACAACTCTACCCCAATTGTAGCAACTTGGTTGAATTTTATTAATGATTATGTCAATACAGGGGCGATTAACATCACCCTTGATCCTTATAATGCAGATAACACTGGGGCTGTAGATTGCTCCAGTGCTATTGCTGCGGCTTGGACTACTTCGCCAGGAGTGCCTATTTATTTTCCTCCTGGTACTTATCGTATTGATTCTACATTAAACTTTTATCCTCCAAGTTTTACTTCTTCTTTTGGAGTTGGACCAAAACTTTTTGGTGCTGGTATTGGTAAAACTATCTTTGACAACCGAGTTGTTTCGGGGCCAATGATTAACGTTGACTCCGATGGCGGGGCGCACGCCACGTTTCAGGGTGTTTTAGGTACGGTTTTGCATGGGTTCACGGTTAAAACGCTAGGCGCTCCGGCTTCGTCAACCGCGATCAAACTGCGCACGGCCTATCTGCCTGAAGTGTCTCAAGTCCACATTATTGGTATGTCCGGTAATGGTATTGAGATTCCCTGCACTGTCGGCGATAACGATGGCTCAAATATGGTCAAGCTGCGGCAAGTCCGCATCGAGAACTGTGTCGGGTGGGGCATCAAAGCAGACGGCGATTCAGGCCGCAATGAAATGTCTTTCCTTGACATGGAGCATTGCTTTATTCAAGGCTGCGGTGCTACTTCGGCGTCTACCCCTCCACCTAGTGGCGGGATGATTTGGAAAGGCCAGATTTTACGCATGGGTGGATGCGCGTTTACAATCAATGAAAACGTAGGTCTTTATGTACCTGGACAAGCTGGCTTAGGAAACAACGTTGATTTACAATCAACTACATTTGAAAATAATAAAAAACGTGGTGTTTATTGTACTGGGATCTCTTCCTTTAAGATGCGGAATAGTCAGGTCTACAACAACAATACCTATACCGCGACAAATGGGGTAGAGTTTGATGGCACAACTTATACTGTACGTCAAGTAGAAATTGATGGTATGGTGGTCCGCGCCACATCGTCAAACAACCCATACACCGCATTCAAGATCAGCGGATCAAATGCTGATACACAGTCATGCCGAGTTCGTCGTGTGGTATGGGACAACTTTGATTACACGGGCCAAACCCGATTCGATGGCTGGTTATTTGATTCTGTTCGACAGGATTGCCAATTAATTACTGCAACAACTACTTTACTTGAATTTAAGCCTAAGAGTGGTGCAGGAACTGGCCGTTCTAGTCCACTCCGTCTTTCTGGTGGTGGAGGTGGGGTAGCGTCTACATCCGGGGAATGGATTGAGTATCTTTTAGCGTCTTCTGGATTATCTATTAGTAACGCATCTTTGTCTAACTCTACTAGATATTATTGTTATTTAAAAGAAGCAAGTGGAGTTGTGGCTCTAGAGCTTTCTACTACTGTTCCGGTAGTAGATAGTTTAACTGGCTATATGGTAAAAACTGGAGATTCTACACGACTTTATATTGGTTCTGTAACTACAGACGGTGCTGGTTTATTTGTAACATCTGGTATTGGTTGGCTTAATCCAGAAGTTATTTATGATGGGGCAAGTTCTACTGGATCTCCTTATTACAGATGGCGTGACTCTACCGGAGATTTTCGTGTATCTAACATAGTTCCGACCTCTGATACAGATGGAACTGTTGTTGGTACTCAAACGTAATGGCTTTAATTCCTCCACAACCAACTGGCGTTCTTCCTGGGTCCGGTCTATGGAATGACTGGATTGAAAAGATTCGTACAATTGTAAATGGATTGTTAACAAGCATTAGTTGGAGCGTTATTACTGGCAAACCAACCACCATTTCTGGGTATGGTATTACTGATGCTCAACAAGGTATTCAATTTCAGGATGAGGGTTCTAACCTTGGTGCCTCTGGCACAGTAACTGAAGTAGACTTCACAGGTGCTGGTGTTACAGCTTCTCGTTCTACAAACAAAGTCACTGTAAACATTAGTAGTGGTGGCGGTGGCATCTCTGATGGAGACAAAGGTGATGTTACTGTGTCAGGAGGTGGTGCTACCTGGACTATTGATGCTGATGTGGTAAGCAACACTAAGCTTGCCAACATGGCTGCTAGCACTCTTAAAGGTAACAACACTGGTGGCGCTGCTGATCCTGCTGATCTAACAGTTGCTCAAGTTAAAACACTTCTTGCTTACACTCCTACAGATATTGGGGCTAGTCCTAAGCGTACCATTGGAATGACTTTTGATGGTGGGGGCTCTG